CTGACTGCGATCCGATCCCTGCTGGTCACGGTGCCGCAGCCCATCGCGCCACGCGTCCCGACGTCAGCATCTACGCTGCCCAGCGACAGGGAGTGGCCCCCCGGCACGCCGCTGTTACGGATCACCAATGACCTGCTCTCCGCCATCAACTACGAGTCCCTGTCGTACGACGAGGATGGCGCGGCTGTGGTTCGCCCGTACCAGTCTCCGAGCGTCCGCGCCGAGGAGTACGTCCACGCTGACGACTCCACCGGTCTGATCGTCCCCGACATGCAGCAAGATCTTGACCTCTGGTCCGTGCCGAACCAATGGCTGTTGATCGTCAGCGACCCCGACCGGCCGATGCTGCGCAGTGTCTACACCAACAACGACCCCGCTTCGCTCACGTCCACCGTGCGTCGGGGGCGCGTCATTGCCGCCGAGGCGCAGTACGTTGACGCCGCCGATCAATCCACACTCGACGCCATGGCGGCGCGCGCGGCGTTCGAGGCCAGCCAGATTTACGAGGCGGTCGAGTTCTCTACGGCGCTTTTCCCGATCCACTCCGGCAATGACGTCTACCGCTTGCGATACGGGCCTTTGGCGATCAACACGAAGTACATTGAGCACTCGTGGTCCATGGATCTTGAGGGGGGTGCGCGGATGCGGCACCGGGCGCGACGGGTGGTGACGGTATGAGCACGGACCCGTTGGATTTCTTGCAGGCGGTCACCGGGTTCGCGCGGGCGCAGGACACCTCGCGCGACTGCCGCCTGGCCCGCATTGATCCGGCGTACGTCTCCACCTCATACCCCGCCACTCTGCCCCGCGTCACGTTCGAGGGTGAGTCGGCGCTGAGCGCGAAGCGCTACGCCGTGCTGTCCCCGTACCGGCCAATGCCCGGCGACCGCGTTCTGATGATCCCCTCCGGGCAGACATACGTCATCGCGGGCGCGGCCGGATGGACGCCTCCGAGCCTGCCTATCCAGGTGGAGAACGGCACCGATCAGACGGGCATCACAAGCGCGAGCGCGAGCGCGGGCAGTCCTGTGGTGGGAACTTCGTTCGTCGCGCCAGCATCCGGCAGGGTGTGGATATCGATATCCGGTAATCTGTTCGTCGGCACGGCCACCGGCGAACTGGTGCTCGGGTGGGAACTGCGCGACGGGAGCGCGATCGGATCGGGCACCGTTCTTCTCGGCAACGACGCGGACCGCGCACTTACTGCCGGTCGTACGGCGTCCACACAGGCAGGTGGTACTAACCGCTACCTGCACACCGGTCTAACCGGCGGCAGTTCATACAATGTCCGGGCAATGCATTGGATTAACGGCGGAACGGGCATTGTCACGTATCGCCGAATCGCGGTGGAGGCGGCTTAGATATCGAGCGCGATTCGCATAGGATCGATTCCTAACAGGAGGAGATCCCATGCGTAAGATTCTCACGGCACTGCTGGCGCTTGCCATCGTGGTCTACGGCGCTGCCGTGCTCAGCAAGCCCGTGCCGGCCAAGGCCGGGTGCCGCGCGCCCATCAAGATCCTGACGGTCGGCGACTCGATCACGGAAGGCGCGACCATGGCCGGGTCCGTCTCGGACGCGTACCGCGCCGAGCTGGGCCGCTTGCTGGACGCGGCCTGCCAGCCGCACGAGTTCGTAGTTGCCGCCAAGGGCGGCACCACGTGCGACTACTGGACTGACAAGCTGCCCGGACTGATGGCTACACATCGACCGAACGTTGTGCTGATCGACTGTGGCACCAACAACCGGCTCGACACTAAGACGCCCGCACAGCGGGCCGCATTCGGGGCGCTGTATCGCAGCCTGTTCGACACGGTGATGGACTCCGACCCGGACGTGCTGGCGTGGCCGGCATGGATTCAGTACAGCGCGGGCACCACGAACGCCGCGTGCACCGCGCACGGCCCGATCCCGTGGCTACGCGCTAGTCAGGCCATGGTGAACGACGAACTTTACCGCGCGATGATCAACGTCATTGATGAGTGGGGCGACCGCATCCCGAGCTTCATCGACTACCAGGGAATCCCGGAAGGGTACCTGGACGATTGCGGCGTGCACCCGACCCCCGGCGGGTACGACATGATGGGCACGATCGCATACCGCAAGATCGCTGAGAAGTTGGGACTGCCGCAGGTGCCCGAGCCGTGCGGGCTGACCGGCCGGCGCGATGGCTACCCGGTCCCGGCGCGCAAGCCATGCAGCGCGATTGGAGTCTGACCGTGACGCGTGCACCCGCCAACCTATTGACCGTCCGTACCTTGCTGCTGGACAACCTCGGCATCGCGCCGGCCGGGGTTGGCATCGTCGGCGACCCGGCCCACCAAGGCGGCTATCACTGTGGCTCGGACCGGGTGGTCACGAACGACTACTCCGTGGTCGAGTCACCGCGTGATGGCGCAGGCCTGACCGACTTCGCGTCGGCGCTGGACGTCGGCGAGTTCGCCTACGGCGCGCACAACCTCCGAACGTTCTCACTGTGGTGTGTTGGCGAGTGCGTCAAGGGCGCGGCCGACACCCGAGACATTCGCGAGATCATCTACAGCCCAGACGGTACGACCGTCAAGCGGTGGGACCGTCTCGGCAAGCGCACCACAGGCGACGACTCGCACCTGTACCACACGCACTTCTCGTTCTTCCGCGATGCCACCAAGGCGGGACGCGACCTGACGCCGCTGTTCCGCCGGTACCTCCAATCCATCGGACTCATTAAGGGGAGCGCGCTCATGGCCGACGCCACGCAGAACGTCCAAGACCTGCACGATGCGTACTACGACAGGGATCAGGGTTTCGCTATCGGCAAGGGCGACCCGATCAACCGCTACGAGTTGGAGCGCCATGCGCTCTGGGCCATCCTCAACGGCACCGGATCGGGCGCGTTCCTCGTCCAGTCGCTCAGCCGGATCGAAGTCGCGCTCGCCACGCTGGCCGGCAGGGACTTCACCAATGAACCGGAGATCGCCGCAGCCGTGCTGCGCGGGCTGACGCCGGAGATGTTCGCACAGGCGTTCATCTTGGCCGGCTGGACGCCGGAGCAGTTCGCCGCCGCTCTCCCGCGTGACTTCGCTGATCAGATGATCGTGGCGCTTGGGCGCGAACTGAGCCAGTGAGCACCGCTTCGTACACTTCGCGGGGACGGGATATGGACCAACCGAGCAACGCCGAGATCATGCGTCGGGTCGATGATCTGCAAGCGTCCCTCCGTGAGGACTTCGCCGAGGTTCGGCAGGCGCATGAGCGGTTCGTGCTCCGCGAGGTTTACGAGGCGAGACATGCCGCACTACAGGCGCGGGTGGAGGCAGTCCAGCTACAGCAAGAAAAGGACAACGCGGAGCGCAGAACGGACCGGCGCTGGGCAATCGGCTCCATCGTGATACCTCTCGTGATCTTCGCTTACCAGATCATCTCCAACCTGCAAGGGACCGCGTAGTGAGTCGTCGCCGCGCACTGATCGCACCACGCCTACACCTGCGCGACTGGCTAATGATCGCGGCAGCGGCCATGGCGGTTGTCGGATTCCTGTACCTGGCCGGGCAGGTGGGCGACCAGCGGCAGCAGCTCGACGCGTTCTCGGTCGCACTCACGAAACAGCGCGACCAAGCGACCGAGTCCGGCCAGACCCCGGTAGCGCCCGCCCCCGAGGAGATCCGGCGCGATCCGAATGTGGTGCAGGGCCAGCCCGGCGAGCCCGGTGCGGCTGGATCTCCGGGTGCCCCGGGCGAACCCGGGCGTCCAGGTGCCGTTGGTCCGTCCGGTCCACCCGGCCCGGCCGGACGGGATGGGACCGATGGCCAGAACGGCGCGAGCGCCGTGGGCGCGACCGGTCCGCCGGGGCCGGCTGGTCCGCCGGGGCCGGCTGGTCCGGCAGGTAAGGATGGCGCGGACGGGAATGGCGGCACCAACGGTACGGACGGGAGGGACGGCAGGCCGCCGCTCTCATGGACATGGCAAGACCTACTCGGGGTGACGTACACCTGCACCAGGGACGAGGGGTCGCCCGACTCTTCGCCGACCTACACCTGTTCGAGGAGTTGACAAATGTCGATCTTCACCGCTGAGCGCAAGACCAAGCTGTCCGCGCTCGCGTCGTTCCTGGTGGCGCTGGCCGGGCTGTCCGCGCTCGCCACGTACGCCACCGACCTGACGCCGCTGCCGGACTGGTTGGAGGTCCCGGCCGCGTCGTTCGTGCTCTACCTGACCACGTACCTGACCGGCTACGTCACCAAGCACCGGCCGGACGAGCTGTCGCCGTCCGCCGTAGACGCGTTCCGCTCTCGGCTTGGGGGCCGGCCGGGGCACACCGTGCCGGCACAGCGGAGCGAGACCAGTGGGCTGACTGACCGACTGAACTGACCAACAAAGAACCCCCCGGACCGATCGGTCCGGGGGGTTCTTCTGTTGGATCGGCGCTCACGGGTCCGGAACGATCGCTAGGTACGCGCGAGCCTCGCGGAGTGTCGGGCACTCTACGTCCGGCGTACGTTGCCCCGGCCAAGTAATGAACCACCGCCGCCCAACGATCCGACGAACTTCGTGCCCGGCGTCGGACTCATACACTCCCGATGCAACTCGCTTCAGCTTCATACGTCCACTATAGCGGATGACTGGACGGCTTGCAACATGGACGTGCCCCCGACCGGTCCAAGTCGGGGGCACGCGAGGAGCCAACTTACCGGATGGTGCCGCTGAACGTGCCCGACACGCGGCGCGGGCGGCGCATCCAGGCGACCGCGAGCAACGCGAATGAGCACGCGAGCAGCAACCCGAGCACCGTGCCCGCGTCCGGAATGGCGCTGGTCACCGAAGTGATCAGCTCAGCGACAGCCCACGTCACGGCCGCGACCGCAAGCGTCACGCTCAGCGTGATCACGCCGACGAGTGCGGCCGCGCGCTCCCAGTTCGGCCGCTGCCGTGGCCGGGCGCGATGCTGCGGCGCGCGCAACACCGTCGTGTAGTAGATAGCGCCGGCACGCTGAATCGACCCGGCCGGAGTCACCTCGCCGTGCGCCACCAACTGCTGATAGCGCCGGTACTCCGTGGCCGGGAACCGGACGTGCGCGTACTGCGGCGGCAGTAGCTCGGTCGGCATCATCGTGAGATCCTGCGTCATCAGTCGTCCCCTTTCAGCTTGCGCACCAGCGACCGGGCAACCGGGCTGGCGTCCACGTTGTCTTCTGCCATCCGGCGGACCCACGCCATCTCCGCCCGGTCGAGCCGAGATACCTGTTCCAGGTAGTCCGGAACGACGATGATCCGTAGCCCGATCGCGGCCGCTAGCGCCGCGATCGTGCCGAGTCCCGGGTTGGACACCTTGCCCGCCTCAATGTTGCTGATCGAGCACTGCCGGACGCCGGCCAGCGCTCCCATGTCGCGCTGGTTCATCATCCGCGCCGTCCGCTCGATGATCAGGCGCGAGATGATCCGCTGCACGTACCGGGTGCCGTGCGCCGGGATCATCGGAGCACCCCCATCCACAGTCCAAGCGCGAGCAAAGCTACGCCCGGAACTATCAACACCAGATCCTTGACCTTGCCTATGGCCCGCCCGTAGCCCATGTCCCGGTGCATCCGCTGCATCCTGGCCGTATCCGGCTTGATCCGGCGCGGGTTGTGCCGGTTGTGCTGCACGTTGTAGACCGGCATTGTCGCTTTGATCAGCAGGTATTCCAGGATCAGGCCAAGGCCGCGCGGCATTCGTCCGAGGTGGATCGTTCGGCGCACGCGAACAAGGTCGTACCAGTCCTTGGTCATGTGCTGTTGTCCACGGTGGAACAGGCTGTTCGTAATACCGGTGTATCCGTAGTGCCGGCCCCACCCGGACGGACGGCGGCAGACGTAGACGTACAGCCACAACCGCTCGACCTTGAGCCAGGCACGCAGTTTCTTCACGGCCGGAACCCCCTCGCCTTGATCGCGGCGTGCAGGGCGCGAGCGTGACGCGCCGGCCCGGTCCAGTTGAGCGGAGCGATAGGCCGGCAGTCCGACCGCCCACCCTCTATCCACCCAGGCATCGAAGCTCCGACTTTCGGGACGCGCAGCGGGTCCGTCGTGAACACCGTGATCGGCGCGAGCCAGCCCGGCGCGAGAATCCGGTGTCGGTGGTAGTGGACCATCCGCGCCGTCGTCGGCCCGGCGGCGCACTCGACCGCGACCACCAGTGCGTCCGCACGAGGCACCTCCCGCCACTGCTGATCGAGCGGCCCACCCAAAAACAGGTACTTCGTCTGCCTCACGCGTTCCTCCATGTGTCCGGGTATCCGAGCGCGGGCTTGAGCAGTGCGCGGTCCGCGAGGCGCTTGCACGCCCGGCGCTCGCGCCATCCGTTCGGCTTGACCAGTCCGTACCGGGAGCGGTTGGCCCGATCCCACACTCGGCGCTGTACGCGGCCCATCCTCATCGCTTGATCACCCTCCCCCTCCGGACACCCTTCTGGTTTTTGGTCAGGTGCCAATGGTCATGGGGGAAACAGCGGACGACCTTGCCGTGCCCGTGGTGCAGTGCGCGGAAGGACGC